CTGGAAGCCACCGTTGAATTCTGAATGCTGGTAGAACCCAAGTCCGAGATCGTTCAGGAGGCCATTACGGCAATCCTTCCAGATGCGGGGGCTGGGATACCTTGCGACACCGACTTGATCGGTCTGAGTCCTGCTCATAGTTATACTCGCTTTGAGAAAAAGGGGCGGTTGCCCGTAGTATATATACTACGGGCAACCCCCTCATATCCGAACTTTAGCTGGTGACCAGCTTGTGAACCACGAAACCAGCCGTACGCCGGTTGATGCAGAGGTTCTGGTGAGCGGCGTCCACGAAGACGGTGACAGTGGTGTGCTGTCCTCTGTCCATCATGGGCTTGCCCTCTTCCATCCAGTAGCCATCCTGAACGATGGGCTGGAACTTGTCGAAGTCAACGTAATACAGCGGATCGGAGGCATCGCTGTCGAGTTGCGGGATGTACACAACCGGGACGCGGTTGAAGTACGTGGTACCCTCAACGTCGATCAGAGCCTTACCGGCGAGATCACGAGGACTGGACGAGTCGTCCCGCTTGTCGGCGAGATCCTGTAGCTCAACAGCCACATCTGCGTTGGTGTACAGCTTGCGGAATGAGCCGGGAGCATCAGAACCGGGGGCGTTGCTGATGTTCGACGGGGGACGGAAGCGTGTGAGCAGGAATGCTCGACGAAGTGCCCGAAGCAATTCGTTGTTCGCGGCGGTGTACACGGCGGTGTAGTTACGCCACTTGGCCTCCACTGCGGCGTCGATGCCAGCGGCAATGGTGCCGGTGGAGCCGTCGCTGTAGCGGATGGTCTGACCGTTGAAGCCAGAGGTGCCCGCAGCCGTGTTGGCCGGAGCCTTATTGAGGTAGTACGGAACGCCGTACGGGAACAGGTTGTCCGTGGCCGAAGTCGGCGTGAGCCAACCGCGATCCTCGATCAACTCAGCGAGGCCCCACAGTCGCTCAAGGCGACGGGACTCCATGAGGTCGATGTAGCCTTTGCCACTCGCCTTGTTCCGCATGATCTCCAGCACGTCCCAACTGTAGTTGGTGCCAAGCTGAGTCCACGGCACGTCGATCTGCGACTGGACGTTCTCCACTGACGGCTGGTCAGTGTCGTACAGCCTACGGTACGAAGCAGCACCGGTCTCGTCGAGGACGATGTTCCGCTGGATGCTCGTGCCGCCGTCAACCTTACGTCTGTTCTGCGAATAGATCCGGCAGAACTCGAACTCCTGTGAGTCCCACGCCATCTCGAATTGCCCTTCCGGCAGATCCTTGAGCGTAGTCCTCACGAGGTCGATGAGTGCATCATTATCAATGCCCATTATTGGTTACCCAAACAACTTTCTGAGTGCAAGGCCAGCGTCGATCTCCATCTGTGCCCGTGTCTTCTGGGGTTGTGCCCGCTCACCCGTGGGTGTTTCGGCAGGCCCGCCGCCAGAAGAGTCCGGTTTCAGAGTAATGCTCGCTGCTCGCTTTTGCATCTTCGATTTCATGTCTGCTCGGAGGGCTTCCATCTGGAAGTCTCCGCTCACGATGTCGTGAGCCATGCCGAGTGCCTCGGCCATGGAGACGGTGCGGCCTTGTTCGGCAGCACCTACTTGAAGGGCGTCGGCCTGTTGGAGAACCAGCATGCGGCTGTCGTAGAATCCCTGTTCGAGATCCTGCATATTCCCCTTGCCATACAACCCCTCATACGAGACAAGCCCACCCGTTTCGAAGAACCCATTGACCTGTGCCTGTACGGCAGCGTCAGTGGCCTCGTTCTGGTGAGCCCGTTGCTCCGCGATGATGGGGAGGATCTGATTGATGGCTTCAATCGAAGCATTCATCTTGCCGCTCATCTTGTCGATGAGAGCAGACATGTCCGGGTCGTGCCCGTACTCTGCCTTCAATTCCTCTACGTCCATGGGAGCGAGAGTTTCGGCCACCTCTTCGGCAGCCTCTTTCGTTGGTTCCACCTCGCGTACCATTCGGCCACGGGCAGCCCACTCGCGGGATTCGTCCATACGCTTCTGGTGGACACGTTCGGCGATCGGAAGGAACTCATCCTTCAGAACGCTGAGATTGTTGTCAATCTCTTCTTCGTCCCAGCCAGTAGCGATCAGGCTACGTCTCACGTTGTCGGGAAGGGTAGGAGCGTCGGGCTTCGTCTCGTCGGTTGGCTCCGGGGTTGATTCCGGTGCTTCCGCTACTTCAGACGTTTCCTCAACTGCTGCTTCCACAGGCGTGGGAGTGGTCTCTACAACCACTTCCGGTGTCTCAACCGTTGCTTCCGGTTCGGGAGCGATGTACGGTTCGTCGCTTGAGATGGCATCGAGTTTCGCCTCGATTTCCTTTGCCTTCTCGTCACTGACTACCATACGCTCTCCGTCGAAATTCGGCATTTCAGACATGTCGTCGTCCTTTCTTCTCGCTGCGTCGATCGACGGGTAGGGAGAAAACTCTTAGACTATAAACAGTATACACCATGTACGGTGTAAAGTCAAGCACAATCTACGAGACTGTACAATATAGACCTATCTACGGTCCTCATAGTCAAAATACTTGAGGATTTGTTTCTTCTCTTGGTATGTACGGGCGATTGGTACACCCTGATCGGTCAGGTCAATCTCCCTGTTCGCCTTCTTGAAGGCGGCGTACTCGCCGGGGATCAGCCCCACGCTGAACATCTCGATGGGCACGTCGTAGCACCCGGTCACGTTCAGGTTCGGGTTGTCGGCGGGGGTGCGGATGTACTCCATCACCTCCCCGCACTTGGCACAGTCGGGTAGCCGCAGCTTGTACGGGTCCTGATACAAGTCGTACAACTGACCGCATTTACACGCGAAATGTGCTACCTTTGGTTTACCCATACTGTTGCGGCTGATTGATACCCAACCCGGCTTGAGCATCATTCGCCCCCTGTTGGAAGCCCTGATTGAGGGCCTTCATGGGGTTCATGGGTGCTGGGGCGTTCCCCGTGCCACCGGTCTTGGCCATACCAGCCGAGCCTTTCTGCATTGCTGGACTCTGAGCGATCATGAACGCGACCTTGTTCTGGAACATCGGGTCGAACCACACCTCATCCCACCAGTCCATGCCAGCCTCTTTCGCCAGTCTGGTGATGGTGGAGGGGAGGTCGAAAGGCAACCCCATCTGCATCATGACCATGCCGGTTTGGACGATAGCGGGAAGCTGGCTGCCGACGAACTCCATCGCCCGCTGGATGCGGGTCTGGGTGTCCATGCGGCTCATTGACTCCGGCTCGACCTCGAAGTGCCAGTCGAGGAAGTCGCCCCGCCTGACCTCTGGGGTCAGTCGAATCGATTCCATCACGGGCTGCGGGCCATTGGGAGTCATCTCGGTCTTCCGGCGACCGAGGGTCATGTCGAGTAGGGGGTCGGTGTGCAGGTACCATGCCCGCTTCCGCCCTTCCGAGGCAGCCGCCTCGTAGACGAGGTTCCGCATATCGGCGATGCCCACGTCCGCGTTGGACTGGAGGATCTGGGCTTCGGTCGCTGAGTCGCTGTCGAGGGCCTGACCACCGATGGCCTGCGGGTTGGACGCCATGGTGTTGAACCACGTCTGGAGGTACCCCGTCATCGCGAGGTTCTCGTTCTTCTGACCCCCGAAGGAGACCGTCTGGATTCCTTCGGGATCATCGACCCCGATCGCGAATCCATCGGGTGCATCCAGTGCCTCTTGGGCATCATCCGCCGCACTCCTGCGGTACATGACGATGTCCTTCTGGCGGTCGGCCTGATCCACAACCTTGACGACCATGCGGTTCGTCATAGCGTGGAGGTCGTACCAGATACCCACGGGGGCGATGGCCATGGGGTTGCCCGGCACCGGGGGTGTCAGGGTGAGGAAGGTGTACGGGCCGTCGTGAGGGACGAAGGCGTCATTCTCGCGGAGGAACTTGTTCTGCACGGGGCCGTTGACTGAGGACGAATTGCCGAGGGGAGCGGCGAGGGTGACGATCTTGTTCGCCCCCGGAATCCAAATCTCCACGATCTCGACCTCGTCGTTCCACTTCGTACGGCCAGTCTGGATCATCGACCGAGACAACTCGGAGCCGCCCCCGGAGACCTCGGAAGCTGAAGGCAGCTTCTCGACCATCTCGTTGTCATACAGGCCGGAGTCCAAGAGGTAACTCCGCTTTACACGGCTCTTATCGCCCATCCACTGTGCCTTGTGAATCGGGCCACGCAGGTTGGGATCGAAGACGAAGTTGTCGAACTCCACGAAGTCGGTGTACAGTTGGCCGGGGTCGATCTGCGTCTCGTCGTCGAACGTAATCACGTCGCCGCTCGCGGCCAGCCCTGTCTTCAGGGTGCCGAGGCCACCGAGAATGGAATCGATCATCCACAGGCGGAAGGTGTCCTTCAGCTTGAGTTGTTTCGCGTTGAAGTTGAGGCCGAGGGCCATCAGGTCGCCGTAGTCCGCGTGTTCCGCGAACTCGGACTTCATGGTGTACTTGGGGTTCGACATCACGATCTGCGGGAGCAACGCACGGATCGAGTGATAAATCAGATTCATCGGCTCGGTTCCGTGGTCGCCGTGCGACGTGTCGTAGTAATGCCCAACGTAAGCCTTCATGAACATCATGCGGGTCATGCGGAAGTTGTAAGACCTCCGGAAACCACGGTAGACATCCAGTTGTAGCTCACGCGGGCTGAGATTTGCAGGCATTAGCCTCTCCAGTCATAGGTTCCGGCCCCTCGTTTGGCCTTCACTTGTTCGCGGCGTCGTTGTCGCTTTCGCCACGCGGGGGACCACATGGGGGCCGACACGGCTTTCGCCTTGTGCGTGGCCACCTCGTCCATCCCCATGACGCACAGCATGACAGAGATCACTCTATCCCCGTGCGTCTTGTTGGCTGCGGCTGATTCGTTCATCAGGCAAGCCGGGCCGAGGGTACCCCCCTCAAGGTAGATGTACGTCTTTGCTTCGTCGAGGGCCTCTCGGCTGTGGTGGATGATCCCACCCATCGCGTAGGCTCGCCGGAGCATGCCCAGCCCTATCTCTTTCTTCTCGGCGGTCGAGTGCCAACCGCCTTTGTTCGTTCGCTTCTCGGCCAACGTCCCTGTCGCCCTATCCATATAAAACCGAGGGTATTGATAGGTTTTCATGAGTTGGCGACCGAAGTCGAACCCCGGTCCTTGGGCTTCCCACACGATGAGTGGTCTACCCCCGTTGCGAGACCCCCCAATCCAGATCGCCGCAGCACAGACCATTCGGGCAAGGTCATAGGGCGGGACTTTGGCATTTGCGAACTCTGCAACAATTTCCTGAGACTGGACGCACATAACGGACACGACGCTATTGCTC